CAAAGAGGCAGCACAAGTTTATGGTGTTGACCCTAAGTCTGAAATGTTTAAACTACCGCCTGAGTATGTTGGTGTTTATGCAGAACAAGACGCAGACTTGACGTATCGTCTGTGGCAGATTTTAAAAGAAGGTATAGTCGAGGAAGATATAACCGATATTTATAACTTAGAGAGTTCTTTATTACCTGTGCTTATAAAGATGAGAAGCAAAGGTGTATTGATAGATACTGACAAAGCACAACAGGTAAAGAAGAAATTATTTTCAGAAGAGAGAAAGATTGTAAAAGAGATAAAAAGATGGTATGGGGTTGAGCCTGATTTATGGGCAGCACAATCGCTCTCTCAAGTGTTTGACAGAGCAGGGTTAGACTACCCCAGAACACCTAAAACAAATGCACCTAGTTTTGTGGCTAATTGGTTAGAGGCTCACGATCATAAACTACCGATGGCTATAGCTAAAGCTAGAAAATTAAATAAAGCTCGTACTACATTTATAGATAAAATGATATTAGAACATTTAGTTGACGGCAGAATACACGGTGAGTTGCACCCTCTGCGCAGTGACAGTGGTGGTACGGTTACAGGTCGATTTAGTTGTAGTAACCCTAACCTACAGCAAGTTCCAGCCAGAGATCCATTGATAGGTAATTTAATCAGAAGTTTATTTATACCAGAAGAGGGTCATCATTGGGGTTGTTTTGATTACTCTCAACAAGAACCTAGACTTACTGTACACTACTCTGTACTTACAAGTCAAGAAGGTGCGGAAGAAGCAGCAATAGAGTATTCAGATGATGACGCAGACTTTCACCAGATTGTAGCAGACATGGCTAATATAAGTCGTAAGGAAGCTAAGATTATCAATCTAGGTTTGAGTTATGGTATGGGTAAAGACAAACTAACAAAACAACTAGGAATCAGTGTAGAAGAAGCCGAGATACTTTTTGATCAGTATCATGCTAGAGTACCTTTTATCCGTGGTCTACGAGACTCTGCCTCTCGTATGGGAGCGAATCGAGGTTTTGTTAAAACGATTCTAGGTCGTAAGTGTAGGTTTAACCTATACGAACCTTTTGACCGTAGAGAGCTTCCCTTACCTTTAGAACAGGCTATGGATGAGTATGGCGGTAGGTTAAAGAGAGCCTATACATACAAAGCTATGAACAGACTTATACAAGGATCTGCGGCAGACATGACTAAGAAAGCCATGTTAGATCTATACAATGAAGGCATAGTTGCTCATACACAAGTACATGACGAACTTAACGTCTCTGTTGAAACGAAACAAGACTGTGAAAAAGTTATACAAATTATGAGAGACTGTGTTGAGTTAAAAGTACCAAACAAAGTTGACGCAGAAATAGGTACAAGTTGGGGTGAGGTTACACACTACGAGGATTACTTCAATGAGAAGAACTGAACTGAAAAAACTGTATTTTAACATATACATGACCTACACCAACAGTTACACAACACTCGAAGACATTGGTCGTAAATACGATGTTTCTAAGCAGAGAGTATGGCAGATTATTCGATACTGTAAACTGGGGGGTGGTGATTATTATAAAGGTCTAAAACTCTATAACGACGTACAGAAAAGTTATGAGGAAGAGTTTACAGAAGCAGACACTAAAACCATAAACGCTCTCATGAGAGATTGGATGAAACTTAAAAACATAAGGTTAATAAAAACAAAACATGGGTAAAATAAATTCAAGAAACAAAGGTGCTTCTTTTGAAAGAGAGGTAGCCAAACTCATCAACCAGTATTTTGATGAGATAGGTTATGACTACAAAGTCAAACGAAACTTAGAACAATATCAAGAAAAAGATTTAGGTGATTTAAATGTGCCTAACCACACTATTGAATGTAAACGATATGCCTCTGGTAATTGGTACAAAGAACAATGGTGGCAACAGGTTTGTGATGCTTGTGGAGATACGGTGCCTGTTCTGATCTGGAAGTATAATCATCAACCCATGAGAGTTTGTGTTCCTCTTTGGGCTATAGATTGGTCTTGTGATGTAAAAGACAATAGTGTGACTTTAGTAATGACATTTGAACACTGGTTAACTTATGGTCTTCGCTATAATCTATAGTGATTATGCTATACTCCTTAACTATCTACTATAATATAGAGGGTATGTTTAGTAATTATACGAAAACATTTTAGAAAGGAGAAAAATATGGCACATGCTGTAGAAACGATGGCTTACGCTGGGGAGACTCCCTGGCATGGGCTAGGTGTTAAGGTTGAAGACAACCTCACACCACAAGAGATGCTTGTTGCTGCTGGACTTGATTGGACAGTAAGTAAAAGGCATTTATTTACGCACGCTGACCCAGACGTAAACGCTAGTGATGACCTCATCGGTGTAGAAAATTACTCTGTGTTAGTCCGTGATAGTGATAACAAAACTTTTGGTCCGTGTGGTCCAAGGTTTATCCCCAGTCAAAACGCAGATGCTTTTGAGTTTTTCAAAAAGTTTACTGACGCTGGCGACATGAAAATGGAAACTGCTGGTTCACTGAAAGGTGGCGAGCAAGTTTGGGGACTAGCTAATATCAGTGAAGACTTTACGCTTCCAGGAGATGACCGAGTCCTCGGTTATTTATTAGTGAGTGTATCTCATAAATGGGGTAAGTCTAATGAGATTAGGTTTACACCTATACGAGTAGTTTGTAACAACACACTAACTATGGCTCTGGCTGACAGCGGTAGGATTGGTTTCAGGATGCCTCATGTACGTGCTTTAGATAGCGAAGTATTTGTGGCTGCTGAACAAGCACTCGGTTTAGCTGGTGACAGAATGAAAGAGTTTAAAGAAGCTGCAGAGTTTCTTAGCTCTAAGCAGTTTGACAAAGACTCTATCGTCAATTATGTCGCAGACCTGTTTCAACCTGATTTATTAAAGGCTCAGGAAGAAATAGAAAACATGAGCGATACTAGAATGATAGCGAATCGTCAAACCATGGTTGAGGAGTTTAAACGCACACCTTCTCTGGTGTATCAAGCGATTGACCAACAACCTGGAGCAAAACTCAAATCGTCTAACGGTACGTGGTGGGGAGCGATGAATGCTGTCACCTTCGTAGTTGACCATAAATGGGGTCATGACCGAGACGCGTCATTACATAATGCGTGGTTCGGTGGTCGTGCTTCATTAAAACAAAGGGCGATGAATAAGGCTATCGAATACGCTCGTGCTGCCTAAAAGCTAAGGAGAATGGTGTCATGATTATTGACACCATTCCTTTACATTAACATATATCTTTCTTACTATATGTTTATACAGGAGAAAAAAGAATGACAGAAACGAGAGATACATGGGATGTGATTACTTTTGTAAACAACACTCCCGCTGGCATCGACTGGAAAAGAATTGTATTGACAAATGATTTAGAAGTCGGTAAAATAAGAGGCGGTTCAGCCAATTTATATGATCCAGAAAAGTACGCTCCTCCTGCGTGGCTCACTCCTCGTAAAGCCACAGAACTTTGGAAACTACACACTGGTAAAACTAAACAATTTGAAACAAGAAAGGATGCACAAATGGCTTTTTGGAAATACTTTTACGACAAAGCTAAACAAGTCACGGACAAAGACTTATCAACAACTAAGTTAGTTTCTGCACCAGAGAAACCGAAAAGGTCTCTCGCTAACGATTTAGTGAAACAAGCAAAAACTAAAGTGAGCCCTGTGTTAGAGAATAATAAAATCAAACCCACAGGCAAACAACCTAAGTCTGAGAAAAATGCTGCTAGATTAAAACTGTATAAAAATCAAACAGTTAAACAGATAATAGAAAAACACCCTGACATAAAAATGGGAGATATTAAGTATGATTTACGATGTGGATACGCTGAAATCGTGGGCTAAATGCAGCCCCTTAGAGCGTGTTTTTTATAAACCTATAGGTAGGTATAGCCTAACTATATACAATTTAATGGAGCGTAAATGCAAGCCTCTCCGTACCTAGTCAAAAACTTTTTACTAACTATCAAAGCAGAGTGGATGCTGGATAAAACCACGCTTGAGCTCACCAGAGATTCCATGCAAAGTTTACAGGACTTTCAAGACAGTGAAGGTGAAAAAGACGTGAGTAATGTATTACAAGAATATGTCACAAACCACGGACACGATATTTATTCTGTGCCCTTGTTTACTCAAGAGTTTTGTGACACAATGTTAGATGAAATCGAGAATATGAAAAGACATTTTGATTTCGAACCGAATGCAGATGAAGACACACTAAGGCAAATACCTGAAATAGTTCTACATGAAAAATGCCCAGAATTATTCAACTCGATGCTTGGCGTGGTTTTTAATGTAATGAACCCTATCTTCATGTCCATATGGCAGAGATATAGTAATGGTGCAGCAACTATACAGATTGCGAACTATAACGTAAGGGATAAAAAACAAGGTGCGTGGCACCATGACCAGACCGCTGATATTAGTATGGTAGTGCCTTTAAATACTGGCGACTATACAGGCGGAGGAACTGAGTTTCACGGTCGTACAACTGTGGACCCATTGCCGAATGGGCACGCTTTGTTTTTTCCTAGTTTTACACACATGCACCGTGGCTTACCTGTTGAAGGAGACGGAGATAGATATTTATTAGTGTTTTGGCTATACGGAGGTGGAGATGGCTAACGAAAGAGAAAGAATACCGACTTATGACGGTTATGAGCAAATACTGGATAACGTAAGGATGATTATACGCATGCATGCGCCAGAAGAGTCAGTTGTAAAACTGACTAGAAAGATAAACAATTTCGAAGATGAAATAACTGAGATGTTGGCTGGTC